CGGGGGTGGGTGCGGGGCGGAGGGGCGTGGCCGGCGTGGGATGCAGGTTACGTTCGCTGCCTTGGCTGCTGATAGAGGTGCGGTTCTTAACGGTGTCTAGCAGTCGAATAGGGGGGGTAAGCTCGGGTCTCACTGTAATGAGATGGAAAGCTTCAAGACCAGTACGTCGATCTTGATTGGGAGTAGTAGCCGCGGTGGCTATGGTCGCCGGACGGCGCTACTCCTTATTACCAGATAATAAAACCCTGTCCTCAGAATGCTCGGATCGAGCCGGTGGCCTTGGAACCACTCGTAGGTCTTTACAGGGCTCGGTTACAGACGAGCCCACGGACAGGGAACAATGCGTAGGGTGTTGCGGGAAGTTACGCCCAGACGTCGAGGTACACGGCCATGACAGCGTCGGCGGAGGAGTGACTCTCGGCGGGTGCGGTGGAATGGTCAGTGACGACGCGGGTGGCATCGCGCGAATGCTTGCAAAAGGCGAGAACGCTGTTGCAATGCAAACACGGTACGGCAGTGTTGGCCACATGTTGGCGAGACGAGACAATGGTGGCGTCGAAAGCATCGTCGCTCATGTCAGGTGTCACCTCAATGGGCGGACCATCGCGCAGGTCCTCGCCATCTTGCACAGAATCAACGACCATGGCCTGCTGAAGCGGGCTGTAGTCGAGAAGGTAGGGCAGGCTGGGCACACGGGCCAGCAACAGCTTGTATTCTTCTTCGTGCGATTTGTCGAGGCCATAGAGGGCGTGGGTCATGACGTAGGACTCATCACACGGCTCGTAGGCGGCGGTTGTGTGAGTGGCGTACTTGACTTCGCGATCCATTTGGCGAGATCCTTTTGCCTCCACGCCGGACGTGACCTTGATAACCGTCTTCCAGTAGTGATTGGAGAACGGCACGAAGGCACAATCCTGATGTCGTCCAAGGGCGTCGGCGCGGGCCAACTGCGAGTGGGAGATATTCGCGGGAGGATTGACTGACCAGCCAGCCTTGCTCGCAGTACGTCCGACGCCTGGTCCGAGAACGGTTCGGCCACACTTGGTGGGCCAGAAACGGGCGGAGCAGAACGTGGCATTGTACTTGGCCTGGGGGCCAGTATGGAGCTTGGGTTCTAGCTGCAGCCCCAGCTTCAACAAGAGCTGGGTGAGGGGAAGTGCGGAGAGCATGGAAAGGTCACCAATGATGAGGTTATCATCGCCTAGCAGGAGGAGAGTGAGTTGGTAGTCATCACAGACCTCTCTGCAGGTCTTCTCGCAATCCGACACGAAGAAGGATATGCAGAAAAGAATGGCAAGCCCTTGCAGCAAAGTGTTCCCACCAGATGTATTGTGGTCGCCACTGTGGCGCCCACCATCGACCTCGTACTTATTCCTCCATTTATCACGACCGCGGGTCTTGATGCCAGCGAGCATGGCGTGAATCGCAAGCGGCGGGAGGCCCGCATACTTTACGACACGCGCCTCAATCTCTAGCAGACGGCGGTGGATGGTGGAGTCGAAGCGTGCAAAATCGCCTTCCAGAATGGCGAGATTGCCCTCGAGGCCAGCCACTGCTTTAGCGAACACGGCACCAATTTCCTCAGCAGTGGCCCCAGAAGTATATTTGGGCCCGATGTGGGATCTTGATTGCACGTGCCACGCCGCGGCAAGGGCTTTGGAGAAAGCTTTCATCGAGGGGCCAGTGGCGACATTGTGCACAGGAGTGCCGCTCTGGATGGCTCGGGGAGTGAGGGAGGATACTCCATCTGTGGTGGACTTCATGAGACCCTCAATCTTGGTGAACTCGCCGCGGCTGTTGACCAGCCGCTCGTCGTAATTGCCAATGTTGAGAGTGTCGAGAGCCTTCCTCAGATTGTCCTGCTGTGCCTTGGGATAGTGGGCCACCCACTCGGAGAATGGGAGTGGAACCACGGAGTTCGGGTGAATGCCAACACTCTCGAGGTTACCGGGCCGGAAAATCCACTCTTCAAAGAGGTCAATGAACGCACCACTGGTCAAGCCCTTGTCGAACGGGCTTGGTTTCGTGATGCGGCCAGTGATAGCAGCTACTGAAGAGGCAGCAGAATTGGAGGGCACAAGCGGGATGTTCATAGAGGACACTATGCCAATAGGCACGAGTGGACCGTTGTCAGGGTCCTCTCTGGTCGTCGTCTCATCTTCCACTGTGACGCTGGCTCCTGGGGCCAGCTGGGCGTGGCGAACCGAGTCCGGGATGATCGGATCGGTCGCCGGAAGGCGGATCCCTGGCTGCAGGGCGCATGTCTGAGTGCGGGGGGGGTTGGACGATCGGTCAGCGCGGTACGGATCGAACAGTGAGGAACCGTCGACCTGAACCACGCCACGTCCAGTCCACC